TTGCTGGAATTGATTAAAAGTAGCCCCGTGTGACATGAGAGCACTATAGATAACGCCACTAGGTGCACCGATTGAATCAATATTTGCAGCTTCAATTATTCCCTTGCCTATTGATTGAAGGGCTAAAATTTGTTGTTTAGTCATTGTGAACGCCTATAAAATGTTGAAAAAACCCCAGTGAGACACTAGGCCATAAACCCCTATTACTAAGGGTTTACAGTCTAATCACTGTATCGCATCAGTTTGTGAAATGTGAAAAACAGTAGAACGCCTACAAAGCATGAAAGAACTTTCACTGTCTTTTTGTTTTGCTGGAATCCATGTAACAACTTTCACGCCCTTTTCACCCTTACGAACTTGTCTATTAAGGGCAAGCCAGGCATTGTAAGTAAACACGTTTTCACGGGGAATAATGTCATTGGCTGCTATTCCCTTATCGGCAAAACCTTGCATGATTGCCTGATAATTGGCTAATGAGTCCCCGTTTTTAGCCCTATTGAGTGATTCTATTGATTGTGTGATTTTGTCCATGATGTATAGCCTATTAAAAAAGAAAAGAAAATTATTTGACCAAAACGTCAAAATAATCGAGTAAACCTATGCAAAGCACAAGGGCTATTGCAAGGGCAGCGGCATAGTCTAAAAATTGATCGTTCATGCTGTCACCCCTAAAATTGAGGGTGAATCGGTGCAAATACACGCAACACGCTGGAATTTTGGTGCATTGTCTAATGTGCAAGCAATTAGATTGCGGCCCGTGTGTGTGTAGCTTTCAACACGCATAGATTGCCCGTGTACTTGGATAATTTGGCCTATTGTGTATTGGCCCTTAGGGATAAAAGCAAATTTCATGATGTAACGCCTATAAATTGCACTTTCCTATTGAAAGTAAAGTAATTTTATGGCCTAAAAAATAAAAAACTATTAGGACAAACCCTAATAAAGTACAATTATTTCAAATTATTTATTTAAGGTTAAACAATGGCCCGCCCGCCTAAGGTAGATACAGTGCAATTTAGACGCAAGCTGGATAACCCTAAGCTGCAAATATTGCTAAGTGCTGGGCAAGGCAATATTAGTCAGGGTTTTGAAAACCTATTGAGCCTTTACCATTACTTGCATGGAATCGGATATAGAACGGATAGCCCCTTAGAGACAATAGGGTTAGTAACTAACCTAGATCAAAGTAAAACAGATAGCCCGTATCAAGTGAACCAGTAGGGTAATAGACAAGGGATAGATAAGACTAGATCAATTCAAGTACATCAAAAAAGGTGCATCGCTCTTTCATGCTCTTACAAACGCAAATAAGAATCATTCGCATTTAGACCACTGTATAAATAATCAGTAGGGTAAACCCTGATAGGGTAAACGAGTAGGTAGAAACCCTAGGTGGTGAGATGTATGGGGGGGGAGGGGGTAGGTTGGGTTGGTAGATATTTGTGTACCCGCTCCCATTCTGAAAAAGCTAAAATAAACTAATCCATTCCAAGGAGGACAAAATGGAAAAAAGAGGAAGAGGAAGACCAAAGGGAAGTGTCAAGATGACCATACAGAGGTTTGCTGACAATCCACCCCTTGTACTACCTAAGACAGACCATCAACGTCTGAAGGAGCTTAAAGAGCTAATGATTAGGAGTGGTGGTAAGGATGTGGCTCAGAAGGTTATTGAGATAGCCCTTAATGATGAACATCCTCACCAATTAGTAGCACTTAAGATGTGTTTGGATAGGACTCTACCTGTTTCTTTGTTTGAAAAGGATAAGTCTCAGAGAAGTGCCGTAACCATCAATATCACTGGTTTGGGACAAGAGCCACTGGTAGTGGACACTGAACAACCTGAAGATGTAGAGGCTAAATATGGTTAATTGGATTCTTACTGTAAACAGACCTGAGTACTGTGAAACCAAAGACTTGTTAGTTCCAAAAGACAAGTTGACTGAGTTGTTAAGAAACGTATTAGAGAGTGATGATTGGTCTATTAGTTCTTCAATAACGATTAAACCCACAGATATGGAGTACTTTGATGGCTGATCTGAACTTCTCTCTACTTCCTTGGCAACAAGAGGTATTTAAGGATACGACTCGGTTCAAGGTTGTGGCTGCTGGGCGTAGATGCGGTAAGTCACGTATGGCGGCAGTTACCCTACTGATTGAAGGACTCAAGTGTCCACAAGGCTCTGCGGTTCTCTACGTTAGTCCCACTATGGGACAATCAAGACAAATCATCTGGGACTTACTGCTAGACCTTGGTAGAGAGGTTATTCAGAGTAGTCATGTAAATAACCTAGACATTACCTTGATAAACGGGGCTAGGATATACGTTCGTGGTGCGGATAGACCTGATACCCTTCGTGGCGTTAGCTTGACCTATGCCGTACTAGACGAGGTTGCTGACATTAAACCCGAAGCATGGGAACAGGTCATTCGTGCCTCTCTATCTGATAAACGGGGAAGAGCACTCTTTATCGGCACTCCCAAAGGACGCAACTGGTTCTACGACACCTTCAAACTAGGCGAGTCAGAGGATGATCCTGATTGGAAGTCTTGGCACTTCACCACTGCTGATAACCCCTTGATTGACCAAGCAGAGATAGATTCCGCTAAGAAAACCCTGAGTTCTTTTGCTTTCAAGCAAGAGTTTATGGCTTCGTTCACCAATGCGGGTTCGGACATCTTCAAGGAAGAGTGGATCAAATACGGGGTAAAGCCTGAACATGGAAGCTATTACATTGCTGTTGACCTAGCGGGATTTGAGGAAGTTGCCAAACAAGCCGCTAACGCTAAGAAGCGTCTGGACGAGTCTGCTATCTCGATAGTGAAGGTGACAGACGATGGGAAGTGGTTTGTTGAGAAGATTGAACATGGGCGCTGGGATATCCGCGAGACTGCTTCTAAGATACTAATTGCCATTCGGGACTACCGCCCTTTAAGTGTGGGGATAGAGAGGGGGGCATTAAAGAACGCTGTTTTGCCCTACTTGTCAGACTTGATGCGAAAGAACAACACCTATGCTCACATCATAGATTTGACCCACGGGAATAGAAAAAAAGCAGACAGAATCATCTGGGCTTTACAAGGTAGGTTCGAGCATGGCAGAATTGTGTTAAATTCGGAAGAAGATTGGGATGAGTTTGTAGACCAGTTAATCCTGTTCCCTGCTCAAGGAGTCCATGATGACTTGCCTGACTCCCTCAGTTACATTGACCAACTGGCTGTTACATCTTACATGGAAGAAGATGATAGCGAGGATTGGCAACCTGTAGATATTATTAGTGGGGTATAAGAATGGAATTCCAAGAACCTAGCGACTCAGACAAAGAGATAGTTAACTTTGTTGTCAACCATTGTGATAGATGGCGGGATTGGAGAGATGTCAATTGCCTTGATGATTGGCTAGAGTACGAGCGCATCTTCAATGGTGAGTGGGATGCACAAGACAAAACTCGTGAGTCAGAGCGTAGCCGTATCGTTACCCCCGCTACCCAACAAGCCGTAGAGACACGCCATGCCGAGATCATGGAAGCTATCTTCGGTCAGGGTGAGTTCTTTGACATTCAAGACGATATTCGTGATGTCAATGGTAGCCCCCTAGATGTTGCTGCTATCAAAGCACAACTGATGGAAGACTTCAAAGTCGACAAGATTCGCAAGTCTATTGACCAGATTGAGCTGCTGGCTGAAATCTATGGTACGGGTATCGGTGAGATTGTTGTCAAAACAGAGAAAGTCTTTGTCCCCGCTACTCAGGCAATACCTGGTCAAATGGGACAAGCAGCTATCGGAGTGGTAGAACAAGACCGCATTGCAGTCAAGATTGTTCCTGTAAACCCCCGTAACTTCTTGTTTGACCCTAATGGAACATCTATTGATGACTGTATGGGTGTGGCTATTGAGAAGTATGTCTCTATTCACAAGATCGTTAAAGGTCAAGAAGAAGGCATCTACCGCAAGGTAAAGGTCGGCACTGACTCTATGGATACCGACTTAGAGCCTACCCAAGAGGTTTCCCAGTACGAAGACGACAAAGTTAAACTTTTGACCTACTATGGTTTAGTTCCTAGAGAGTATCTTGAACAACTAGAAAACGAAGAAGATGGCGAAGTAGAAGACTTATTTCCTGAAGACAGTATTCAGGATGAGTATTCCGATCTGGTTGAGGCTATCGTAGTAATCGCTAATGATGGGACTCTTCTGAAGGCAGAAAAGAACCCATACATGATGAAGGATCGCCCAATCCTTGCTTATCAGGACGATACAGTTCCTAATCGCTTATTGGGTCGTGGTACTGTTGAGAAGGCTTATAACTCACAAAAAGCTATAGATGCCCAAGTTCGTTCACACTTAGATTCACTAGCTCTTACAACTAGCCCAATGATAGCTATGGATGCTACCCGTCTACCACGGGGTGCTAAGTTTGAAGTAAAGCCAGGTAAAGCAATCCTGACAAACGGCAATCCCAATGAGATTCTGTTCCCATTCAAGTTTGGCAATACTGATGGTTCTAACCTGACAACTGCCAAAGAGTTTGAGCGTATGCTTTTGATGGCAACAGGCACTCTTGACTCTCAGGGAATGGTTACTGCTGTCTCCAGAGATGCGGGTCAGGGCGGTATTTCGATGGCTACTGCCTCGATTATCAAGAAGTACAAGCGTACCTTGGTGAACTTCCAAGAGGATTTTATGATCCCCTTTATCACCAAAGCCGCCTACCGCTATATGCAGTTCGATCCAGAGCGTTATCCCACTGTGGACATGAAGTTCATTCCTACAGCAGCACTCGGAATCATTGCTAGAGAGCATGAGCAACAACAGTTCATTGCACTTTTGCAGACTCTTGGCCCTAATACTCCTGTTTTGCCTATCATTTTGAAGGGCATCATGGCTAATTCTTCTCTGTCAAACAGATTTGAGTTGATTGAGATGCTAGACAAGATGGCTACGGCTGATCCACAGGCTCAACAAGCAGCTCAGATGCAACAACAATTGGCTATGCAACTGGCTCAAGCACAGATTGCTGTCCAAACTACGCAAGCAGAACAGAACAAGGCTGAAGCGCAAAAGTTATTGACTGAAGCGCAATTGATGCCTATTGAGTTGCAAGCAAAGAGTATGGCGGCTAATACCAAGAACCTGCCTACTGATGACGCTTTGGCTTCAAAAGAGTTTGATAAGCGTGTCAAAGTTGCTGAATTGATGCTTAAAGAAGCTGATATTCAGAACAAGGCTAAGATTGTTGAAAAGCAGATGACTAGACAATGAATCCAGAACTTCAGAAGTACTACGAAGAGAGATTTTCCATGATGTCCACTCAAGGGTGGATAGATTTAATGGAAGATGTTGACAAAATGATAGAGCCTTTAAATAATATCTCAACAATTGCAGACGAAAAAAGTTTACAATTCAGAAAAGGCGAGTATTCAATACTAATTTGGCTGAAAAACTTGAAACAAGTCAGCGAAAGAGCATTTGAGGACTTAAATGAGAAGAATGTATGAATTTGCCTGTATAAACGGGCATAAGACAGAAAGATTTGTTGTTTATGAGACAACAAGTCTTGTGTGTGATTGTGGTGAGGAAACTCATCGCATTTTATCTGCACCAGCTTTTAAGCTAGAAGGGTGGTCTGGAGCGTTTCCATCATCGCATGGGAAGTTCGAGAAAAGTCACTTAGATAGATTAAAGGCCGAGCAGAAACTCAACTCATAAGCAATTATGCCGAGTTGAATCTCCTACAACCGATTGACGGCAGGAAAAGGAAAAAGTATGTTGATTGATGATGACAAAGAAGAGTTGGGTGAGTTAGAGATTGAGCAACAGAAGATCGAGCAAAAGCCTGAACTTCCTGAGAAATACAGGGACAAAAGTTTAGACGACATTGTGAGGATGCACCAAGAGGCTGAAAAGCTAATTGGAAAGCAAGCACAAGAAGTTGGCGAGGTCAGAAAGTTAGCCGATGAACTTATCAAACAGAACCTTGGTTCACGACAACAAACTAGACAGGAAGAGCCTGAAGTAGATTTTTTTGAGAATCCACAGAAGGCAGTTCAAAGGACTGTTGATAATCACCCTGACATCCTAGCGGCACGTCAAGTTACGCAAGAGATGAAAAGGGCGCAAATTCAGCAAAGGTTAGCGCAAGAACATCCCGACTTTGGCGAAATTGCTAAAGATCAGGACTTTGCAAATTGGGTGAAGTCTAGCCCTATTCGCATTAAAATCTTTGAGCAAGCCGATTCTGGATACGATTTCGACTCAGCTAATGAATTGCTATCTACCTATAAACAGTTACGTTCTGTTAAACAGAAGCAAAGTAGTGATGAGGGCGAGGTAACTCGCAAGCAGAACTTAAAGGCAGTAGGTGTTGATATAGGTGGTTCTGGTGAATCATCAAAGAAAGTATACAGAAGGGCTGACCTTATTCGGCTCAAAATGCAAGACCCAACTAGATATGACGCTTTAAGTGATGAAATCATGCAAGCCTATCAAGAGGGTCGGGTTCGTTAAACTTTAGGAGATTTAATCATGGCATATCCAACACCAGCGGTAACAGTAACCACCGCAGACAAATTCATCCCAGAAATCTGGTCTGATGAAATCGTAGCCTCTTACAAGAAAAACCTTGTATTGGCTAACATCGTAATGAAGATGAACTTCAAGGGTAAGAAGGGTGATGTAGTTCACATTCCCGCTCCTACCCGTGGTAACGCAACAGCTAAAGCGGCATCTACTGCCGTTACTCTGATTGCCGATACTGAGACAGAAGTTCTGGTTAACATTAACCAACACTTTGAGTATTCACGTTTCATTGAAGACATCGTTGAAGCACAAGCCTTGAATAGCTTGCGCCAGTTCTACACTGCTGACGCTGGCTATGCGCTTGCCAAGCAAGTAGACACTAGCTTGATCCAATTGGGTCGTGCATTCAATGGTGCTACTGTCGGTACTAACGAC